CGTGAAGATGGAACGGGTTTGTTTTTTGAATGCGACGTTCCGAAATCGCGCATGGACGTGTACGAATCCGTTCAACGCGGCGACGTGAGCGAATGCAGCTTCGGTTTCACTGTTGCGGACGAACACTTCACACCTTCCGGCAAGACAGACACACTCCGCGAACTGCTTGATGTTGACCTGTTTGACGTGAGCGTCGTTGTGTTTCCGGCTTACGGAAGCACCAGCGCTGAAGCCCGCAACCTGTGGCCTGAAGGCCGACCCGAGCACCTTGAAGCGCGCAACATTGCGCGCACCGTTCGTAACCATTCCAAAGCGGCGACCGAAGATGCCGCATTAAGGGACAGTGCCCGGCGCAGAGCGCAAAGTGTGCTTGACGAAATTGCAGCGGAAGAAATCGAACGTCAGCGGAAGATGCTGAACGCTGCGATTCTCTGAGATTTCTGTAAACCCAGCTTGCGGGGCGTACGGGGCGCAAGCAAATCCCATTCAAAAAACCAAAGGAAGAACAGATCACATGAGTAAGAGTTTGTCTGCTCAGCTTCTGGATTGCACCAGAGAAGCTGAAGCCCTGTCCGTCATCCGTCAAAGTGCGGAACAGGAAAAACGGTTTAGCTTCTTGCTGAGCCACGCGAAGAGCTTGCGCACACTAATCGAAACGCAGTCGCATACGGAAGATAATCCAAGTGACGCGGAATACCGGAACGCGTTCCGCTCCTACTTGCGTAATGGAGTCATGGAACATGATAAATACGCGAGAGAATGCGAACGCCGTACGTACACAGGCATGGGCGTTGGTACTGATAGCGGTGGCGGCTTCTTTGTACCGCAGAATTTCTACGCGAAAATCACATCTATGCTTGCGGCCATTGACCCACTTTTTGACCGAACAGTGGTGACTTATTTCGAGAGCGACAATGGAAACAAGGTTGCAGCGCCGCTGATGTCAGACGAAGGTGTGTCCGCAGTCCTTGTCGATGAGAACACTGACGGCGGCGAACAGGAAATTACGCTTGGTCAGCTTCTGTTAGACCGTGCGGGAACATGGCGTTCCAAGAAGATCGTCGGAACGTACGAGTGGTTAGACGATTCAGCCTTCCCGGTTGACGATGTGATTGCAAAACTGGTTGCCATTCGCTTCCAACGCGGCATCGGTGCTGCGAATGTCGCAACGCTTGTAACTCAGGCGAGCGCAGCCGTGACTCCGGTTGACTGCGAGACTTCCGGTCTGGTGACGTGCGATGACATCGCGAACCTTCTTGGAAACATCAACTCCGACTATGTTGCTGCGCCAACGTTTCGAGTGTTGATGAACCAAAGCACGCTTATCACGTTGCTGAAACAAAAAGGTTCTGACGGTCGGTATCAGAGCGGCGTTCTGCATTTCAACGATGACGCAGGCTGCTACACGATTTTTGGAAAGCGAATTGCAGTCAGCCCTTCGGTGGACTCAGCAGCCGCTGATACATCGAAGCATCCAGTAATTGCGGGCGACCTGTCCTATTGGCTGCAACGCGTTGTTAAAAATTCTCTGCGCGTCTTGAAATACCAGAATGCTCCGGGCCTTGTCGAAAACGGCCTGTTTGCTTTTGAGGGTTTTATCCGGGCGAACGGCGGTCTTTTGCAGCTTGGTAGCTCTTCGCCGGTGCAAGTCTTGCAGTGCATCGCCTAGATAATCGAAAGGAAACTAAGAAACCATGAGCGTCACAAACACTTCGGGCAGCACGGGCCTTGGGACAACTCCCAAAATCGGAATGAGCACCTTCAGCAACAATCGGCCAGACGTGCCGGTTGTGGTCGCTTCGGTTATTTCCGAAGCGCTGGCAAAGCTTGACGATGCGGCAATCGTAGTTGCAGCACCAGCCACAGCAACAAGCGCCGGTTCGCCCGGTCAAATCGCCTACGACGCGACGCATTTTTACGTGTGCATCGCTTCCAATTCGTGGGTCAGGGCAACACTCGCAAGCTGGTAACCACAGAACCAACCAGAGGCCGTCATCTTCGCGGTGACGGCCTTTCTTTTTTCCCTTCAGAATCCCATCCGCACGGAGACACATGTCAGAACTTTACGTTTTGGACGCGCACGACTTCGCCACAGAAGCGGCGCAAATCGAAGTGCCAGAGCCTACAGCGGCGCAAGCGGCACAGCAAGACATTCGCATCGAAGTTGAATACATCAGGAACCTAAGCGCTGAAGAGCGCTACGGCGACATCGTTGACGAAGAAAAATTCCTGACCGTCGAAGAAACGTTGACTCACAATTCGAGCGACCGGCCCGCGACAGCCGCTGCAAAGCTGTGCCTGAACGAACTGCTCTCGCGTACGTCATGGTCTAAACCACAGATTGGCCGGCATTGGCCGTCAGTTCCAGAGAACGTGCGGCGCGCCGTGCTCAACGGCTTGGGCAAAGAACTGATTCGACGTGGCATCGTTGGCCGGAACGGGCGCACTACAAGTTATTGGTGCACAGGCTACCGGCAGCGTGCGCCGAAGGCAGCATAGCAATGGCCGAAACAGTTCGCATCACGGGCCTAGATGACGCTCTCGAAAAACTTCGCACGCTTCCAGAGAATCTGGCAAAGAAGGGCTTGAAGAAAGCATTAGTAGCGGGCGCGGAACCAATCCGCAACGGCATGATAAACCGCGTACGTCGTGGCTGGCACGTCTGGCGAAACGGAAACGGTGAAGGCAAAGGCCGTAGTCGTGATTTCGGGTTCACGGCGGACCACATTGGCGTCACAGTGCAAATCCACGGCGACAACCTGAGCGGCGCGGCACGCGTCGGGCCGGTGAAAAAAGCATTCTGGGCGATGTTCTTGGAGTTCGGTACTTCCAAGATGCGAGCGCTTCCGTTCGTGCGTCCCAGCTTCGATGAAAACAAAGAACGCGCAGTCAACGCATTCGTTGATTCTCTGCGCGAAACACTGAACGAAATTCTGAGAAAGAAATAGATCACATGTCACAACAAACTCTTGGCACAGTCGCGATAGACCTGATAGCCAACAATGCAAGCTTTGTCGCTGGTCTTTCAAAGGCCGAAGCCAGTTTGAAATCCAGCGTCGGAAAAATGGGTAAAACAGTCTCCGGGCTGGGCGACGCGATTGCGCAAACACTCGGGCCGTTAGGCGGAAGCATCGGCGCTGAACTATCCGGCATTTTCTCCGGTGTTGGTAGTGCCGTTTCCGAAATGGCGTCGAAGATGTCATCGGCGAAAGGACTGAGCGGAGCGCTCGCTATTGGTTTCGGCGGGCTTGCAACGGCTGGTATCGCGGCTGCCGGTGCTCTCGCTACGATGGCGATTTCAGGCTCTGACCTTGTGGACAAACTGTCGAACATGTCTCAAATGACCGGCATCAGCATTCGAGATTTGCAGACACTTGGCGCAATGGGCGCGACAGCAAACGTTCCACTGGAAAGCGTTGTCGATGCAACGCGGAAATTTTCCGAAGCGCTGACCGGCACGCAGCGCGGGGGCGCGAATTTGAACGGGATGCTACAGGAACTGGGCATCACTTCCCGTGATATGAATACTGCGCTTGGACAACTGGCAGACGCGTTTTCCAAAATGCCTGATGGTGCGGAAAAATCCGCGATGGCCGTCGAGCTATTGGGTCGTAGCGGACTTCAGCTTATTCCGCTGCTCAATCAGGGCAAGTCTGGAATCCAAGAGTTCAGCGACATGGTTTCGCAGTTCGGGCCGAACATCGACACGAACGCGATTCGCGCAACTGATGAATGGCAGAAGAGCACGGAACGCCTAACCTTGTCGTGGGACCGTTTCAAAACCAGTTTGGCCGGTGGTGTGTCCGTACTCAGCAAGATCGTGGACGGCATGAGCGCAACCATAAAAGCGAGTGGCGACCTGTCTAATGCGCTTGCGAAACATACACGCGAAACACTGAGCGGATTTGCGCACGGTGGTTTTCTTGGCGCGTTGACTTCGGCGGAACTGACGAACGGCAGCAATGCGCCAGATACGAGCAAGAAAGATGCACAGATTGCAGCGCAAGAAGCACTGAACCAAAAGAACGAAGAACTGTTCAAGATTTTGCAGGCCGGTGGTCAGGCGGAATACGCACTCGCACAGCAGAAGCTACAAATTCAGAATGCGGAAACGGCGGGTGACTTCGCACGTGCTCTGACCCTTCAGCGAGAGATTCCAGCCTTGCAAGATGCAGCCGACAAGGAGAAGGCACGCGCAGCGGCTGCGAAGTCGGCAGTAGCGGCGCACGAAAAGCTTCTTGAACTGATTGCGAAACAAGGCTCTGGTCAAATCAAAGTCACGAACGTCTTCCGGCAAACCAAGAAAGTTGCTGCGCCCGACCTGTCTCAAGCTACTCAGGACTTCGCAAGTGTCGGTGAATCGTTGCAGCGTTTGACGAACATCGGCGGTGTGACTGATGCCGTGCTCAAAATGGGTGCGGATGCGGTCAGCGACTTCTATAAAGAATGGGACCGCGACAACAAAGACACGATTGACGTAATCAACCAGCGTTTCGCGGACCAACTGAACAATTTCAAGGGTTTGCTAAATGACTCAGCCATTTCACAGCAACAGTACAACGCTGTGAGCAAGGCGCTCGAAACGGAGCGCGTGGCCGAAATTCAGAAAATTCAGGCGAAGGCTGGAACCAGTTTTTCTGTCAGCTTCGCATCGACATTCGCGGACATCGCAAATCAAGCGGACAAATTTGCTCAGAACCTATCCGAATCAATCGGCGGTGCTGTGAACGATTTGTCCGGGCAATTTGCGGCACTCGCAACGACGGGCCGTGCCAATTTCAAACAGATCGGCGAATCGCTGGAAGGGAACGTCATCAGAAGCAGCACAAGTGCGGTGCTGGGTTCAGCGACGAAGCACATAGCAGGTGCGTTCGGGATTTCGTTCGGAAAGCCGGATGGCACGTCAAACAATCCGATTTACACGAAGAGCGCAGACGGCCTTGCTGACCATGTGAAGGGACTGGGCGGCAAGCTGAACTTGGGCGGCATCGGCAAAGACATCGGACACGATTTCGGAAAAGTGTTTTCCGGTATCGGCAGCGCGTTTGGAAAAATCGGTTCGTTCTTTGGTTCTCTCTTCGGCGGGTTCCGTGCGGGCGGTGGCAACACCATGCCCGGCCATGCGTATGTCGTTGGTGAAAAGCGGCCTGAACTGTTCATCCCAGATCGGCCCGGCAGAATCGTGCCGAACATGGCGCTTGCCGGTGCATCGGGCGGTCGGCAGACCGTCGTACAGAACACATTCCATTTCCACGGCGTAACAGATGCAGATTCATTCCGAGCGAGCAAGAATCAAATCCTGAACCACGTGGCTAACTCTGTAAGCCGCGCTGTTTCGAGAAGGTAAAAAATGAGTTTTTCAGTCGTGCAATCCAAAGGCGATTTCAACAACCTTGGCGTTTCGCAGTCTGACACCTTTACTTCCAGTGTCACGGGCGGCAACGCCATCGTTGTTTTCACGGCGGTGCGCGCCGCAGGGAATACCATCCAATCAGTTACGGATAACAAAGGGAACACCTACACTAAACTGGCCAGCGACAACACGAACGCGGGCGCAGAGTTCTGGATGGCCACCAACGTCATCGGTGGCTCTGTGACCGTGACCGTGACGTGGAACGGCTCAGGAAATCCCGGCATCGGCGTGGCTATTTTTGAAGTGGCCGGTGGCGTCACGACGCAGGACGTTACAGCACACACAGCGGACGGCAGCGGGACAACAAATCCATCTCTGGGTTCAATCACAACAGTCACCGCTGGCGATATTTGCTTTGCTGGCATCGCTTACAACACAGGACTGACCGGATTGACGGCTGGAAGCGGCTGGACTCTG